AATCTGTAAGCTCTTTGTTCAAGCCATTTTGCAGCGACAATACATCATTCAAGTCGCTCCTTACCCCGCGCTTTCGCTGTACTCTATAGTGGAAGACTGGTATCTCGCCATACGGATTCGGTGCAGTCGGCGGCTCCATTGGATGCAGCGACCGCTCTGTACTGCACTGCTCCGCTGGGCGCGTGGACATGTAGTATTCCAGATGGTCAGGATAGTACATTGTCATGCGCATATAACCGTTATCGTCTACCCAGCGCTTCGCCGCCCAGAGCTTCTTTGTCGGATGCTCGCTGTCATACTGTATATAGCAAAGACGAGGATCATTGCAGTACGCCTCAGGCACACCGTCTTCATCCGGCCACGCTATAATATAGCTCTCGCCAGCGATCAACGCATCTTCATGCACGTCGCGGCTTAGCAGATTAAAATCCTGATTGTCCCATAATGTCTTCAGTGTGTTGGTAATGTTCTCATCCTCAGAGGTGATGCCGTTGAGGACAATTCTGTCGAGGGTACTCGTGATTACGAATCCGCACCAATTCTCATTGAGCTTGAAACCGCCAGCGCCGAACTGATTGGTCATTGCCTGCGACGCGAAGATCAACGGCTGTATGCCGTCATAGTATTCAAAGTATTTTGAGAATTTCGGTTCTTTCGCCTTCAGTATGTCGAACGCTCGCTTCAGGTCGCTCATCCGTCCCAGCTCCTCATCACTTGCTTAGGTGCTGGCGGTACTGCCAGCTGGTTGAATGCGCCACTGAGCCCGTCCACTTGGTCATCGTGCGCGCCCTGCGGAAACAGCGCGACCTCGTCCAGAAATGCACTGAGCCAAGGCCCTTGCACGAGCTTTACGTTACCTGCCTCAGCCTGCGACGCGACCGGCATTGCCCGAATGTCTTTACCTGCGCCACTCGGAATCCCCTTGAACGCATAACCTGCAAGCTCTTTCACGAAGTCGGCCACTACGATCTTCCCGCTACCGCCGCCTTCTTGCTCCATACGTATCAAGGTGCCGATGCCATCCATCGCCGCAGTCTGCTTTATGAGTGCCTTCACGCCGCCTGCAGTCTGTCGAATGCGCTGTATGTCTAATACATAGTATGTGCCATCAGCAGCCCTGCCCATCTTCAAGCCTACTGTGTAATCAGGGTCAGTGCCTGGTCGCGGCGCAGTCGCTGCCAAGTCCCAAAAGCGTACTGTCTTCATGCTCACTGGCGCAGCTTGCACAATCTCAAACCATTCGCGCTTGAACATCTCGCCGCCTGCTATAACGTCCCAGTCACCGGCCAGCAACTGCGCCCGCGTCATCGGGTCAAGCTCTGCAAGCGAGGCCTCATATTCTTCTCTGTCAATGTACTGATTGTCGTCAAGCCTTGCAGGAATGAATGGCCGCTTATGCTCTGTGATGAACCGCTGCTTTACCCACTCATGACCAATGCCGCCCGGATTACTTGCCGCCCTCATCCGCAACGGAATATCAACGTCTTTCAAGCGCCGCAGTCTGGAGAACAAATATCTGTAATCTGTCTCCCGAAAGTGCGTCAATTCATCGAACCCTATATATTGGAACTCTGCCGACTGGTATCTGTCTTTGTCGCGAGGCCCGTCCAAATAGCCGAATGTCAAAGTGGCGCCACTCGGGAAGTCCCACGTCTTAGACTTCTCGCTCCAATGTGCATCTGTGCCTGCCAGCCACTCATGCGCCCTATCCATCAACGCGCCTGGCAGAGCTAAGTCAGTATGAGTTCTGCGAAACAGGATCGAAGCGTAACCAGGTACATCGACATACTGCAGAGCAGCGGCCAGCAGTGCATCCGACTTGCCTCCGCCAGCCGCGCCCCCGTAGAATGCTTCTCTGCAACTGAGCAGCAAGAACGCTGCCTGCTTAGGCGTCGGCGTGTGTGTGATGTATTTCGTCAGTCGAGGCTGGAGTAACTTCTTCAGCTCCGGCCGACGCTCAATAACGCTCTGCCAATGTGCCGCCGCTGTGTTGCTCATTCTTCTTCATCTATCTTCAGCGCGCCGCACTCTGATAACACGCGCGCAATCTCGCCCATCTGCTCACTCTCTATTACCACGCCCCCTGAATGCTCTACCTCCACACTCTGCTGCAGCGCGACCTTCGCGGTCGAGACACCGAACATTCCAGCAATAGCCTTCAAGCCGTCCTGCACACGGCCAATTGCGCCGACCTTGGCATTCTGGCTGTCTGTCTCTTTGTGAAGCTGCCACGCCGCCTTGAGTGTCTCTTTGTAGCCGCGGAGTATCTCTGCCATCTCGTCACCAGTAGCCAAGTGCTTCTTGGTCTCTTCGCGCATGTAGTCAACGTAAGACCGAACTGTGTGCCGGTGAACGCCGACTTCTTCAGCTATAGCAGTATAGTTATAGCCACGACAAAACAGCGACCAGCACTGTTCGCGGTGGGCGTCTTTCTCAACGTCAGTATACTTGTTTGGTTTACGCATACTGTATAGCCCTATTCTACGAAAGTCTTTACACGCGCGCGAGGCCTTCTTCTCTATGTGGTACTTAAAATTTGGCGCAACGTCTCCTCACTTTTCATTATACCACTAACGGTGTGGTATGCAAACTATTCTTTTTGCGTCTTCTACGCTTGTGGCAACGCCAGTACTCCAGCCCTGCTGCTTCCACCCGACTAACTCATACGCCTGCTTCGGTGTGAGCGTGTTCTCCTTGCCAGGTAGCTTGACTTCGATGGCAAATGATACTCCGTCTAATGCACCCATCAAGTCGGGAGCCCCTACAACAGAATAGGGACTCCCGTGAATTTTGTATACTTTGCCACCTGCCTGCTCAATTGCTTTCTGTATCTTGCGCTGCAAGTCGCTCTCTTTCATCCTTCGCTCCCATCTTATATCCTGCTTCTATTCCTTTGGTCTTGCCAGCCATTTTGCCACTTGCATATCTTTCGCCAAATTCTGCTATCACCTGCCTATAGAACTCCTCTGGTGCTGAGCTGAGTGTCTGCGGCCCGAACTTGAACATCTCCGCCAAGTCATTCAGTGCGTCACACATTGTTACTCGGCCTCCCTCTTTCGCTCTTTGTATTCCTTTTGCTTGCAGGCATTGCAACAGTATATTTTCCTGCCGCTTACATCTTTCCCACACCAGAGACAGATGCGCTGCATCTCATCTTCGTCAGCTCCATAATATCCTGTATTTGTCATGATGATATATACGTCTTCGTCGTCAACTGGTAATCTGTCGATCATAGCAGGCATTCCATCGAACCGAACTCTCTGCCCTACTTTGAATTTCATCACTTCACCACACAGTGGCGCCGCTGCTCGCGGTACCCAGAATAACGTCCTCTTTTGCTCTCGTCAGCCCGACATAGAAAAGCCTCAGGACGCTGTTGCGCCCTGCACCTGACCATTCACCCATTCCCTGCTGCGAAAGGTCGGGAAACAGCACCACAGTGTCAGCCTCGCCGCCCTTGAACGAGTGGCAGGTGCCAATGTAGACACGTGGCTCCTCTGTGAGAGCTTCGGCTCCTCTGCGCTGCAGGAGTTGCAGAGGGAACTCTGCAGCCTGCCGCTTACTTGCCAGCAGATGATCAGCCAGCCACATCAGACCCCCTGGCGGTGGGGCCTGGCAGTCAACAAAATCCTCATTAGTCATTAGATTAGCCATATTCTCCATGTATTCCTCTTCGCGAAGCTCTTCGCGTACTCCCCACTCTAACATCTTCCTCCCTCCGCGCTTAAGCACTTTGCCTATGATCGCCATCCACTGCTGTATCTCTGTCGCTGTCCAGTAGCGTTTATGATGGTGCATTGCTGCAAAAGCAGCGACGGCGGCCACAGTGGAAGTCTTCTTATTGCTAAGAGGGTTCCACCTGCCCTCCTTCTTGCGCCACGGATTAGCGAACGGGATACAATTGTCGCGCAGCATTTTTATAGTCGGGTCAAGCATGTACCCGCAACTGGCCATGATCATCACGCTCTTACCCTGCGCCAGCCTGTCTTCAATAAGAGGTAGCAGCGATATGGGGTCCTTAATTGTGGCAGATGCACGTGTCACGCTGCCATCATAGTCGCGCGGCTTATACTCTACATCCTCGCGGTCGCTGCATTGGCGTATCCAATTCATCGCCAGCCGATGGACTGCACGAGGTACGCGATAGGATTGCGAGAGTACCTGCTGCCTCGCAGGCTTATTCTCCTTGAACCATGATATATCAGCGCCAGCCCAGCCGAAAATAGACTGGTCAACGTCGCCCGCAGTGATGATCTTCTCGCAGTGTCCAGCCCACTTTTTGACAAGCTGCCACTGCAGGCGTGACATATCCTGCGCCTCATCTACTATCATAATCTGCGGGTTCTGCGGTGCTACGTCAGCCGCGAACTCTATCATATCGGTAAAGTCGATCAGATCCTCATCGTGCTTGAATGCCTCCCACGCCTTAGCGAATGCAGTAACTTCCTGCGGCCAGAGTTTGCGAGGTATGCACCTATTGCGCAGTAGACTATATTCACTCAGCATATC